TATAGGTTTTTCTTTTTGGATAAAACCTACATGGAGTACATCTGGTTCTTATGGTACCAGCGGTTTTGCACCTAGAAGAGTAAACTTTTGGTATCTTGGAGCTCCAGAAGATAATCATGAGTCTGTGCAAGGTTATTATCAGCTAACTAATAGTGGTGGTACAGCTCAAAACAGGTTATGGTCTGAGTTGAGAGCTACTACAACTTCTAATACTAGAGACAATGATTTTTCAGCATTACATACTGACAATAGTATAACAGGTGTAGGTACAGGTGCTACTAATTCTTGGACAAGTACTAATCCATCTGGTGGTGCTTGGGTACATATAGTTATGACAAGGGCCACAGGTAATTGGACACAATATTGGAATGGCCAAGCTTTAGATATGAACGATAGTGATTCTGGTACACTAAACACGGATAACTCTATAGCTAGAAAACTAGTTTTAGGTAACAAACCTACAGACAATGGTTTTCATAAATACGGAGTTAGAGACTTTGCTGTATTTTCAGCACAACTAACATCTGGTAATGCTAGTACTTTATACAACTCAGGTAACTTTTTTGATGTAAGAACAGCAGGTATAAACAATCTAGGTGTTTATTATCCATTTAATGAGAACGTAAGAGATATAGTTGGAGGACACAATTTAACATTAACAGGAGGAAACTTTAACGCTTTATAATATGAAATACGCAATATTAAATACAAGTGATATAAATACAGTAGATTTTTCTAAATTAAAACAAACAGATGCCAACTCTGTTAGAAAAACTTTAGATGGTTCTAAATTTATGGTAAAATTTGAAGGCGATACACCTGATTTTTTAGATGGCGCAAAACTTTACACAAACCAAGAGATGATAGAAATTTTTTGGAATATAGATAACGGTTGGCAATTAATAGAAGAAGAAGATTAATATGTTAGGATTAGGAAACACATTATCAGGAGGAGCGGCTTTAGATGAATTTACAGCTGCTAGTATATCAAGCTTAGATCTTTGGTATGACTTTAGTACTTTAACAGGCTCTGATGGAGATGCCGTTTCTAGTTTTGCTAACGGCGGTAATGCTGGTAGTGATTACAACTTAGGCCAAAGTACAGCTGGCAGAAGACCAACATTAGAAACAGGCGATATGTCACTTAATAGTGTTAAATTTGACAACTCAGATGATAGACTAGCTCTAGACAACGTTTATGTAACTACTGATCAAACTTTTACAGTATTTATTGTTTTTGAAACAGGACAAACTGGTTCAGATGTTTTCTTTGGTGGTACTGCTTCTGATAACGACCAAAATATAATATCTTTAGCAGGCGCTAATGGTGTAGCTATACAAACAAGATTTACAGGTACAGCTAGCGGATCGGCTAACAACTTAGTCACAACTAAAACTAATGGTACTGAATCAGCAGGAACAAATGGGGATGGTAATCACACGTTTAGAGAAAATACACCAGAGATACTTTTGATGACAAGAGACGCTAGTGAAGCTAATAAGTTTTATAACTTTGAAGGAACTTTAATTTGTACTAGTACTAGTGCTACTAACAATAACTCTAATACCAACTTTAGAGTAGCAACTGTTGGTGCAGATGGTGACGGTGGAGGATCGCACGAGGGAACAATAGGGGAAATAGGACTGTATAATAAAGTATTAAGCGCTGATGAAATATCTAGCTTAATTACTCATTTAGCTTCTAAGTGGAGCGTATCATAAACAATTATTAACAATTAAATTAAATTAAATATGGCTAAAAAAAGCAAAACGGTTGATTTAAAACCGAAAGCAGATAAAATATCTGACGAACAATTAAAAACATTACAAAACGTCGTTAACGACATAAATCAAGTACAGTTTCAAATAGGTAGACTAGAAGCACAAAAACACAACATGCTACACGGTATGGGAGAAAATCAAAAAATGTTATTAACATTACAAGATAATTTTAAAAAAGAGTACGGTACTTTTGATATAGATATTAACAGCGGAGCAATAAATTACAATGATGAGCAAACTGATAAGAAAGATTAGTGTAGGTAAAGATTACAAAAATGACGCTATGCACTACTCTGTTGGTCAGGAAGTGTATGGCGGACATACTATATGTGATATTATAGAAGAGCAAGACAAGTACTCTATTTACATTAGAAAAAATAAAGACGTTTTACCTTGGAAAGACTTTAACAAAAACATGGCTGTTTCTGTTGAGTATAACTTAGAGTATTAATGAAAAGCGTATATAACTTTGTGGTAAAACCCATAGGTGATAGATATAATAACAAGAAAAAAGTAGGTGATAAGGAGCTTATTTTAAACACAGAAATATTTAATCATCAGTACGTTAACAGACTAGCTGAAGTGATATCAACACCTACGGTTGGTGAAGATTTAGGTATAAAGCCTGGCGATACCGTTGTAACGCATTTCAACGTTTTTAGAAGATGGCATGACATTAAAGGTAGAGAAAAAAATAGTAGAAGTTACTTTAATAAAAACACTTACTTAATTAATCACGATCAAATATTTCTTTACAAAAGAAACAAAAATTGGATATGTCCTAAAGGCTATTGCTTTATACAACCTATAAAAGAAACTGATAAGTTTGGAATTGAAATAGAAAAACCAATAACTGGTTTAGTAAAGTATTCAGATGGAACTGTTAACATTGGGGAAGTTATAGGATATAGGCCTGGAACAGAGTGTGAGTTTATTATAGATAATACCAAGCTATATAGAATTTTATCAAATTTAATTACAATAAAATATGAATATCAAGCAAACCAAGAAACGTATAATCCAAGCTGGGCACAAAGCAGTTGAAGAGTTAATTAAAGTGGCTAAAGAAGCTATTGTTGATAGTGACGATGATATTTCAGCTGACAGATTAAAAAACGCAGCTGCTACTAAAAAGCTAGCTATATTTGATGCGTTCGAAATACTAAACAGAATCCAAGAAGAAGAAAACATATTAGAAGGTAAACAACCTGAAGAAAAAAAAGACAGAGTGTTTAAAGGTTTCGCAGAAGGAAGATCTAAGTAATGTACGAGCAAAGTTTATATAAAATAATAGAACCTGTAAAAAGAACTACTATAAGTAGACTTAATAAAGGTAAAAAATGGAAATACGGCTACAACAAAGAACACGATTTAGTTGTTATTTCTAAAACTGGACAAATAGGCGATATATACGATATACAAGGTTTGACTGTAGCTTTACCAAAACAGCCTAAACTAGTTTTTAAGCACGAAAAAAATAAATGGGTAAAGTTAGATCAACCTAAAGAAATAAGTAAATTAAAAACAATATTTGACTGGAGAACTTATCCAGAAGAATCAAAAGAACAGTGGTACGATTACATAGATGAAGAGTTCAAACGAAGAGAAGAAGGTTTTTGGTTTACAAACAACAGTAAACCAACTTACATAACAGGTACACATTACATGTATTTACAATGGAGTAAAATTGATGTAGGTGCTCCTGACTTTAGAGAAGCTAACAGATTGTTTTATATATTCTGGGAAGCTTGTAAAGCTGATAAAAGGTGCTACGGTATGTGCTATTTAAAAAATAGACGTAGTGGTTTTTCTTTTATGTCTAGCGCGGAAACAGTTAACTTAGCCACTATATCAAGTGATAGTAGATATGGGATACTTTCTAAAACTGGTAGTGATGCTAAAAAAATGTTTACAGATAAAGTGGTACCTATATCTGTTAATTATCCTTTTTTCTTTAAACCGATACAAGATGGTATGGATAGACCCAAAACAGAACTAGCTTATAGAGTACCGGCTAGTAAGTTTACGCGAAAGAAAATAACAGACAATGTTAAACTTGAAGAGCTAGAAGGTTTAGATACAACTATTGATTGGAAAAACACAGGGGATAATAGTTATGATGGTGAAAAGTTAGCGCTATTAGTGCACGATGAAAGTGGTAAGTGGGAAAGACCTGACAATATATTAAACAACTGGCGAGTTACAAAAACATGCTTAAGGTTAGGTAGTAGAATTATTGGTAAGTGCATGATGGGCTCAACTTCAAACTCTTTGGACAAAGGTGGAGACAATTTTAAAAAATTATATTATGACTCGGACGTTACTAAAAGAAATAGAAATGGACAGACAAAGAGCGGTTTATACTCTTTGTTTATCCCAATGGAGTGGAACTATGAAGGATTTATTGACGGATACGGACTTCCTGTCTTTGTTAGCCCAAGTGATGATGTTATCGGACCCGACGGGGAATTAATAGACGTTGGCGTAGTAGATCATTGGCAAAACGAAGCAGAGGGATTAAAAGGAGATCAAGACGCTTTAAATGAGTTTTACAGACAGTTTCCAAGAACTGAAGAGCACGCGTTTAGAGACGAAACAAAAAACAGTATATTTAATTTAGTAAAAATATACGAACAAATAGATTATAACGAAGAGATGTCAAGAAGTATTGGTGTTTCTACTGGAAACTTTCAATGGGTTAACGGTGTTAAAGACACACAAGTTATTTTTTATCCAGACCCAAAAGGAAGGTTTAAAGTAAGTTGGATACCACCAACTCATCTACAAAACAAAATTATAGTAAAAAACGGAATAAGATATCCTGCTAATGAACATATGGGCGCGTTTGGATGTGACTCTTATGACATATCAGGAACCGTAGATGGTCAAGGTTCAAAAGGAGCATTACACGGCCTAACTAAATTTAGCATGGAGGACGCTCCTGCAAACAGCTTCTTTTTAGAATACTTATCACGACCACCTACGGCAGAAATATTTTTCGAAGACGTATTAATGGCTATAGCTTTTTACGGCATGCCAATACTAGCGGAGAATAATAAACCAAGACTTCTTTATTATCTTAGAAGAAGAGGATATAGAGGTTTTAGCATGAACAGACCTGATAAAAACTGGAATAAATTATCTTCATCAGAAAAAGAAATAGGTGGTATACCTAACTCAAGTGAAGATATTAAACAAGCTCACGCTGCAGCTATTGAAATGTATATACAAAATCATGTTGGTATTAAAACAAATGGTGATATGGGTAGCTTGTATTTTAACTCTTTGTTAAATGATTGGGCTAAATTTGATATAAACAAAAGAACTAAATTTGATGCAACAATAAGTTCTGGTTTAGCCATAATGGCGTGTAATAGACATCTATACGCTCCAAACGCTAAAGTTGAAAAACCTAAATTAAACATAAATATTGCTAGATATAAAAACACAGGCAATACATCTAAAATAAT